TGATGCCGCCGTCACAGATCGCCGCAACCAACGAGACAGACCTTAGCGTGGAGTTGCACAATGGAACCACCGCAGCACTTAGGGGTGCTGACAATTACGATGCTCTGCGTGGTGTTGGGTTGGACTTTCTAGTTATGGACGAGTTTGCCGATATGCACGCCGATGCGTGGTTTGAAGTCCTACGACCAATGCTTGCCGACAAGCAAGGTCGCGCACTCTGGATTGGTACACCGCGTGGGTACAACCACTTCCACGACCTTTACCGCTACGCCCAGGATACCCCCGAGTGGGGCGCGTGGCAGTTCACGACAGCGGACGGAGCGCGGGTTACGAGCGACGAGATAGCGGCGGCCAAGCGCGACATGGGCGAGCGTGAGTTCCGCCAGGAGTTCATGGCTACATTTGAAGCGATGGCCGGACGGGTGTACAGCAACTTCGACCGCGACGAGAACGTGCAGGCGTTGGCTGATAGCGGCGGCTCGCTGGTTGTGGGTATGGACTTCAACGTAGACCCGATGACTGCTGTCATTGCGGTCAAGGCAGCAGACCAGTTGCACATCCTTGACGAGATCGAATTGGGCGACAGCAACACTGAACTGATGGCGGGCGAACTGAAGCGTCGGTTCAAGAGCCGCAGCGTGGTGGTCTATCCCGACCCATCGGGCCGCGCACGCAAGACCAGCGCACCTGTTGGGCGCACCGACTTTGCGATCCTGGCGAACGCCGGGTTCGATGTACGCGCACCACGGCACGCTGCCCCGGTGGTTGACCGCATCAACACGGTGCAGGCTGCGCTCAAGACAGCAGACAGCAGGCGCAGGCTTTTCATCGACCCGCGCTGCAAGCGGCTGATCCGCGCCCTCGATGGGCTGACTTTTGTGAACAACCAACCGGACAAGTCCAGCGGGCTTGACCACATCACGGACGCGCTGGGCTACCTCGTCATGGGCGAGTTGCCGCTGCGTAGACACATTGAACCACGACAACCGACACGGTGGAGTTAATGGCTAACGAGCATGTAACGAAAACCGGTGCTACTTACGACGCATACGCAACTCGATGGGAGTTTCTTCTGCGTTCCTACCTGGGCGGCGATGATTGGCGGAACGGTCAATACCTGACCAAGTACAAATTGGAAAGCGAGCAGGACTTCAAGGAGCGACTGAACCAGACCCCACTGGATAATCAGTGCAAGAACGTGGTTCACATTTACTCGTCATTCATCTGGCGGGATCGCCCGACCCGCGAGTTTGGTGGGGTCAAAAACGACCCGGCGTTGGAACCGTTCTTGAATGATGCCGACCACGATGGCAGATCGTTCAACACGGTCATGCGCGAGGCAACTATCTGGTCATCGGTTTATGGTCACTGCTGGTTGTTGCTCGACAAGCCGAGCATCGAAACCACTACCAGGGCAGAGGAACTGGCCGCAGACATCCGGCCCTATCTGACGCTCATCACACCCGAGAATGTCTTTGATTGGCGTTATGAGCGTGTGCCGTCTGGTGCATACCGCTTGGCATACCTCAAGGTGCGCGAGATGGCCGACAAGCGACGGTTCCGCATCTGGACACCGGACACGATTGAGTTGTGGGAAGCCGAAAGCGAGAAAGACCCGCTACTGGTTGAGCGTATGGATAACCCGCTTGGGGCGATCCCTGCCGTGTGCGTGTATGCACAACGCTCGTCTATCCGTGGCGTTGGGGTATCTGATGTTGGCGATGTGTCTGACATCCAGCGTGCGATCTACAATGAGTTGTCAGAGATCGAGCAACTAATCCGCATAGCCAACCACCCCTCGCTTGCCAAGACCGACGGCACGGAAGCAAGCGCAGGCGCAGGCAGTGTTATCCAGATGCCTGATGATCTAGACCCCGGCCTGACCCCGTTCCTGTTGCAGCCGAACAGCAGCAACCTCGACGGTATCCGCGCAAGCATCGAGGACAAGATCAAAGCAGTAGATCGGGTGACGCACCTGGGCGCGGTGAGGGCAACGGAGAAGCAGGCCAAGAGCGGCATCGCCTTGCAAACCGAGTTTCAGATGTTGAACAGCAAACTGAGCGAAAAGGCTGATCTATTGGAACTGGCTGAGGAGCAACTGTGGACGCTATGGTGTGCGTGGCAGGGCAGGGAGTGGGATGGGGTTATTGACTACGCCGATTCATTTGACCTGCGCGATTATCAATCCGACCTTGAGTTCTTGCAGATGGCAAGGGCAAGCGGACTGCAAAGCGGCACGTTCTTGCGGGCTATTGACCGGCAGATTGCTGCCCTGGTGGTGGATGATGATGAATTGCCGCAGGCTTACGATGAGATAGCACAGCAACGCATCGTCGGCCAGTTCACCACGGAGTTGCCGGTTGCCTAGTGCCGCAGAGTTGCGCCGCCTGCAAAGGGCGCATGAGCGGCTAATCGAAAGGCTTGATGCCGACCACGGGCGCAGGCTTGAGGGGGTGTTGGAAACCCTTGAGCGCGAAATAGAGAAACTGGTAACGGCGGGTAAGATTACCCCAGCCCAGGCAATCGAAAAGCGGGTAACTATTGAGGCCGCAATCCGTGGCACGTTCCTTACCTGGGCGCACGATAGCGTGTCAGAGTACGACAACGTGGCAGGGGGGGTTGTCGCCATGATGCAGAAACTAGGCTCCCTTGAGGGTTGGGTTGCTGCTGATGCCGCCACCGTCAATCAGTTAAAGCGCATCGCCTTTGCAGGCTACGAGGACATTGCCGCCAGGTTCGTGGATACGCTTGCCAATGGCCTGTACCAGAGTACGCTTGCGGGGCGACCCGCTACCGATACGGTGCGCGAGATGCGCCAAGCAATCAATGGGGTGTTCGCCAAGAGCGACGATGCGGCGGCGATGGAACTGGTGGAGTTTGTCAAGCGATACCGCGATGACCCGAGCCGCGCCGATGAGGTGGCTGATGCGGTGGAGCAGTTGCATACCATCCACGCGCGTGACCGGGTGGGCAACAACTTGCGCCGCTATGCGTACCAACAGGTTCACGATGCGTTGATGCAGTTCAATGGCTCATTCACCCAGGCCAAGGCGCAAGAGGCAGGTCTGACCCATTATGAATATTACGGTTCCCTGGTGCGTGACTCGCGCCCCTGGTGTGTATCCCACGCAGGCAGGGTTATGAGCCAAGATGAAATCAGAAAGGCATGGGCTAACAGCAGTTGGCAAGGTAAATCATCCGGCGATCCTTTTGTGGTTCGCGGTGGCTATAACTGCCGCCATCACTTTATGCCAGTCGACCCCGACTGGTACGGTGACGCGGCGCAACCCGGTGGCTAAACATGGCAGAAGATTCAATCGAGCAAAACGACACGCAGACCGAACCAAGTACAACCGAAAGCAAAAGCATCGAACCCGCCAAGGTATTTACCCAGGATGAGGTGGATGCAGTTGTCAAGAAGCGTCTGGAAAAGCGTAATCGAGAAGTTGAGCGCAAGTTTGATGGTGTAGACCCGGAAGAATATCGCGCAATGAAAGCCGCGCAAGATGCCGAAGAAATGGAACGGCAAAAGGAGCGCGGCGACTTTGAGAATGTGATGAAACAGACTGTCGAGAAGTGGGAAGTCAAAACTAATGCCCTTCAAGACGAACTGCGCCGGGTTAAGGTAGATGGCGCGCTGTTATCTGCCGCAAACCGGGGCAAGGCGATCAACGCCGAACAGGTGGCGAACCTGCTGCACTCCAGCGTGCGCATGACAGAGGATGGGTCGGTTGAGGTGATCGACAACAACGGCGCGGCCCGGTATGACGATCACGGCACACCGCTGACCCCGGATGCTCTGGTTGACGAGTTTTTGCTAGCCAACCCGCACTTTGTTGCCGCGACCCCTGCTGGCACTGGCTCGCAGTCCTCAGTTGGGGGCGGCTTCTCCAGCGACAACATTTCCAGCATGGCACACGATCAGTTTGTAGAACTTATGAAAACTAAGGCTGGCCGGGATAGGTATGCCGAATTTCGGAAAACTCAAGCGGATGGGAAGGGCTACATCAACCGCTCTTGACACAACGCCCTGAGAGGGCGTACGATTGCCACTACTGGGTTTTTATACAGTACCCCCTAGACCGGGCTAGGTAAACCTCTCGGGGTCGTCAGACCGCGCTGACGCTAATCAACCGGGGTGGTTGCCACCGTGGGCGACCTTTGCAAACACGGGTTCAATTAACCGTTTTTGCATCGGAGGCCATTCATGGCAAGCACCACTACGAGCACTCTTGACGATCTGTTTACCAGCATCGTCCGAGAGGCAATCTTCACAGCGCAAGAGTCCTCTCTTGTGCGTAACCTCGTCACCACATACGACATTTCCGGTGACGACGGCAAAGCAATCCAAGTTCCGGTCTACCCCGAAGTCTCAGCCGCCGCGCTGACCGAGGGTTCGGATATGTCCTCAACCGCTGTGTCGACCACAAGCGCGACCCTCACTGCCGCGGAAGTTGGCGTACAGGCCGTTCTGTCCGATCTGGCCACTCGTTCCTCTGCGCGTGACATCGCCGCTGACCTGGGCAAGGTCTTGGGCGAAGCCGTTGCCAAGAAGATGGATGAGGACTTGATCGCTCTGTTCGATGGTTTCTCAACTTCCTTGGGCGCAAGCACGACTGAACTGACTGCCGCGTATTTCTTCAATGCCGCCGCTCAGTTGGACAACGCCAACGCACCCGGCCAGAAGTACGCCGTTCTGCATCCTTACCAGGTCTATAACATGAAGGCCAGCCTCACCAACACGTTTGCTAACCCCAACGGTGGTGATTTGCAGAACGAAGCCATGCGTAACGGCTACGTTGGAACCCTCGCAGGGGTCGACATTTTTGAATCTGCCAACATCACGGTTGACGGTTCGGGCGATGCCAAAGGCGCAGTGTTCGTGCCGCAGGCTTTGGGTCTGGCGGTCAAATGGGATGTGAACATCGAGCCACAG